AGCGTACTCGCGGCGGTCGTCTCGGCCCTGGCTGCAGAAGCGATCGACAATACCAGCAAGCAGGCTTGGCAGAAGCTATACGAGCCCGGCAGCGAAGACGGCCACGACATGGCTACCTTGAGCAGGTCGGTGGAGCGCGGCGAAATCAGCCGTATGGATGCTGACTGCTGGGTGTTCGCCAGGTTGCACAGCCAGCTGAAGCCACGGCACTGGGATGTCCTGGTGGCGAGGTTCAGCACGCACAAGGGGCGAAAGGTTCAGTCGATCAGTCGCCTGATCCCCATGGTTGCCTCCCATGCTCCGAAGCTGTTCATCACCAGTGCAGTGACGGCTTGGGCGATCCCGAAGATGAAGGGCGCCGAGGGAAAGCGGTCGAGCGACATGATCGTGTTGCCAGCTCAGTTCTACGATATCAACCGGTGGGACCCGGATGCTCGTCCTGAGCGAACTCGCCGCCGCTGGAGGAAGGACATTGAGGACGTGCTTAAGCAGATGGCCGAGGAAGCACTGGAGGCTGCGGCCGACATTCTGAGCTACGAAGGTCTTTCGATGGAAAATGTCGCTTGACATCAAATGGCCGCATGGCCGATTATTTCCCCATCCTGTCATTCCTGCGCACGTTGAGGACTGACCATCAAAAGCCCAGCCATAGAGCTGGGCTTCTTCGTTTCAGGGATTTACTTGAGGTGGGGCCAGACTGGTAAAATTTGCGTCCCTTGAACCTTGAGATGGATCTTATGCGACAGTTTTTGGCAATGACTTTTGGGGGGCTAACCCCGAGCTACTATGCTCGGCAGTTGTTCTTCGGCGCGCTGTTTGCGGCCTTTTTCATTTACATGAAATCACGCGCTCCACTAGGGATTGATTTCGCAACGGTAGCCATTTCGGTGGTGAGTACCTTGCTGTATCCATATTCTCGTTTTGTGTACGAGAGCGTGGTGGGCTTCATCATGGGCCGCAACATGTTCGTCGTGAATGCGCTCCTGATGCTGTTTGTCAAAGTGCTGACGATGTTCGTGTGCTGGTTCTTGGCGATCTTCATCGCACCAATGGGGTTGCTGTACCTCTACTGGCATCACAGTAGGCAGCCGTCCAACTAAATCCTCCGAGCCCGGCTATGAAGCCGGGCTTTGTCGTTTCGAGCCCTGGCAAATGCTGGGGCTTTTTTATGGAGCAGTGCTTATGGCCGAGCCAAGTACCGGCGCCCTCGCAGTGACCGGCGTACTTGCCAGCGTCGGCCTGGGTGCTGCATTCCCCCAGCTGGATCTCGCCGCACTGGTCGGCGCGTTCGGTGGGGCTTTCTTCTACGTGGTGTTCGCGAAGGACATCAGCACCTGGCGCCGTGTCGGCTACCTACTGGCTGGTTGGATTGGTGGCTACTTTGGTGCAGCTGAACTTATGGGCCGGGCCTGGACCCAGACCGCTGGGTTCAGTGCATTCGTATGCGGCGTGCTCTGCGTCGTCACATTCTCTGGCTTGCTGGAGTGGATGCAGACCGGTCGCATGCCTACCTGGCTGCAATGGGTCTTCCGTCTGCGTGCCAGGAAGGAGGGTTGAATGGTTGCCGTTATTCAGGCCGCGCTCTGCGCCGTCATCTTCGTGATGATTGGGCTGCGCTACCGGCCATACCCCGATGCTCGCTACAAGCTGAGTGTGTCGCTCATGGCGTGGGCTGCCTGCGCCGTGACCGGCATGCAGTGTGTCAGCCTCATCGGCCGGATGGTATTGCACGATGACTTTGCTGATGCTTCCTGGTTCAACACTGCGTTCTACCTGCTGGCCGCCATCTTGGTGTGCAGGGCTAAGGGCAACGTGGCCAAGATCGTGCGGGTGGACTGATGGCGTGCCAAGGATGTGCCGCCCGGCGCGAATGGATCAACAAGTGGATGAAGGTGGCCCGTGAACGAGCAAGCAATCTCTTTGCTCCAGCAGATCCTGGACCAGCAGCAGAAGCAGACCAACCTGCTCGAGCAGATCGCGATCCAGAACCTGGCGCTGATCGAAGCTCTGGCCGATGAAGGCGCCGATCCTGACGCACCGCCGAAGAACTACCTGAGTGGCGAGCCATGCCGTTGAGACCCCAGCGCCCTTGCCGAGCCCAGGGTTGCCGATCACTGCACCGCAACGCCAATGGATACTGTGACGGGCACGCCGCTCTGGCTGCCGAGCAGGCCAAGGCATGGGCTACTCGTAAGGGGTCGGGCCGAGGTGGCCGCCCCTGGCGCCGCATCCGTGATCGGATCTTGAAGCGCGACCAGTACCTCTGCCGATGTGATGACTGCCTCAGGCTCGGGAGGATTCGCGAAGCGCATGAGGTCGACCACATCGTGGCCCTGGCCCACGGCGGCACTGACGATGATCACAACCTCCGGGCGATCAACCGTGACTGCCACAAGGCGAAGACGCGGCGGGAGTCGAAATTGATCAAAAAATGATCGAAAACGGCGAAAAATGAGACTAAATCGCATCTGTGGGAGGGGGAGGGTTGAAAGTTCAGGCCCTTTCGCTCGGACACCGCGCCCTCAGTCGTTTTTTTACACCCGCGAAATTAAAAATTCAGGAGTTGCGCGATGGGAGGCACCGCCAAGGTCGCCGGCCGTGGTCGCAAACCCAAGCCGACGGCCAAGAAAGAGCTAGCCGGCAACCCCGGAAAACGGGCCCTGAACAAGGCCGAGCCGAATTTCTCCACCATCACCAATGTTGACCCGCCGGACTGGCTCAGTGAGCGAGCAGCCACGATGTGGAAGATGCTGGTTCCCGAGTTGCTGCGCGAGAACGTCATCGCGCTGACTGATCTGCACAACGTCGAGGCGTTCTGCACCGCCTACAGCAACTGGCGAAAGGCACAGGAGGCGGTCGACCAGTTCGGGCCGGTGGTCGAGTCGTCACAAGGCAGCCCAATGAAGAACCCTGCGCTTACCGCGGCCAACGAGGCGATGCGCCAGATCGTGACATTCGGTTCGATGCTTGGCCTGGACCCGGCCAGCCGCACCCGAATCATCGGCGGCAATAAGCAGAAATCCACCAACGAGTTCGCAGCCCTACTGAGTTCCTGATGGCCAGAGCCAAGTACACCAACGTCGACAAGGCGATGGCGTGGGCAAAGTCCGTCCTCAAAGGAAAGTTTCCCGCTTGCCGATTCATCCATCAGGCGATCGAGCGGCACTTCGATGACGTAGCGGCCAGCCGGTCGAAGGATTTCCCGTACAAGTTCGACCCGGCCAAGGCCGAGAAGAAGCTGCGACTCATGCAGCTGCTGCCCCACACCAAGGGCGAATGGGCGTTCAAGCGACAGCTGATCACCTTGGAGCCCTGGCAGCTCTTCGGTCTGGCCTGCACCTTCGGCTGGGTCCGGAAGAAGGGCGGGTACCGGCGCTTCCGCGAGAGCTACTGGGAGGTGCCGCGCAAGAACGGCAAATCGGTGATTGCCGCCGGCGTAGGCATCAGCATGTTCACCGCCGACAACGAGTTTGGCGCCGAGGTCTACTCCGGTGCGACCACCGAGAAGCAGGCGTGGGAGGTGTTCCGGCCTGCAAGGCTGATGGTTAGCCGGTCGCCCATGCTGATCGAGGCGGCAGGCATCGAGGTTAACGCCTCGAACTTGAACATTCCGTCGAACGGCAGCCGCTTCGAGCCGTTGATCGGTAACCCGGGTGATGGTGCGTCGCCGTCCTGCGCGATCATCGACGAATACCACGAGCACGACAGCGCGGCTCAGTACGACACGATGCTCACCGGCATGGGGGCGCGCCGGCAGCCGTTGATGTTCATCATCACCACCGCCGGCGCGAACATCGAGGGTCCGTGCTACGACAAGCGCCGCCAGGTCATCGAGATGCTGAACGGCACCGTCCCTGACGACGAGCTGTTCGGCTACATCTGGACGCTCGACGATGGCGACGACTGGACCGATCCAAAGAACCTGGCCAAGGCCAACCCCTGCATGGGCGTGTCCGTGTTTCAGGAGTACCTCGAGAGCCAGCTGGCCAGGGCGATCCGTTCGGCGCGATTCACAAACACGTTCAAGACCAAGCACCTGAACCTGTGGGTGAGTGCCAAGTCCGGCTTCTTCAACATGGAGAGCTGGAAAGCCTGCGAGGACAAGACGCTCACGCTTGAACAGTTCGAGGGCCAGGAATGGGTTGCCGGCTTCGACCTAGCGCGGAAGCTGGACATGAACTCCAGGGCCAGGCTGTTCTGGCGTGAGGTCGATGGGAAAATCCACTACTACAGCGTCGGGCCTGCGTTCTGGGTGCCCGAAGACACGGCCAACGACGTAGACAACAAGCGAATGTCCGAGCGCTTCCAGGCCTGGGTCAACACCGGACACCTGATCGCCACGCCCGGCGCCGAGGTCGACTACCGCGAAATCCTTGAGGACACCAAAGACGCTAACAAGCTGGCACCTATCAGAGAGAGCCCGATCGACCCGCACGGCGCAACTGGTCTGAGCCATGACCTGGACGACGAGGGTTTTAACCCGATCACCATCACCCAGAACTACACCAACATGTCCGACGGCATGAAGGAGCTGGAAGCAGCCATTGAGGCGGGCCGCTTCCACCACGACGGCAATCCGATCATGACCTGGTGTATCGGCAACGTCATCGGCAAGAACCTGCCGGGTAACGATGATGTGGTGCGACCAATCAAACAGGGCGAAGACAACAAGATCGACGGCGCCGTGGCACTGATCATGGCTGTTGGATCGGTTCTGCGCCTGGCTGCCGAAGGCTCTGGCGGCTTCGACAACTTCTTCGCCAACCCTATCGTTGTTGGCTAATGGGACAACCTATGAAAACTGGCCTGATCATCTTTCTGGTGCTTGCCGCCGGCGGCTTGCTGCTGGGCGTTGCTGGCGTATATGTGCTGGCCGGCCTGGGATACGCGCTGCTGGCTTCTGCCGGTTCGCTACTGGTCGCCGCGGGCTTCATTCGCAAGGGGTTGATCGGTGGCTAAATCACTCACGCAGATCCTCGGCCAGGCCTTGGTGAAGTCGGCCGAACCGGGAGTGGCTTCGAGCCTGGCTGGCTGGGCCAGCCGCAAGATTGGCCTCACCGACTCAGCATTTTGGAACACGTACTACGGCACAGATTCGGCGTCGGGGAAGGTGGTCAGTCAGCAGACGGCGCTGCAGCTCTCGACGGTGTGGGCTTGCGTGCGCTTGATCGCCGAGACCATCGCAACGCTGCCGATCGCCTTGTATGAGGACAAGAACGGCGCGCCGGTGGTGGCCAGCTCCCACCCGGTCAACTTCGTGATCAGCCAGCAGCCGAACGCCGATCAAACCCCGGTGGAATTCTGGGAGAACGTCCTGGCCAGCCTGTTGCTGCAGGGGAACGCCTTTTGCGAGCCTCACCAGAGCGGACGCACGCTGACCAGCCTTGAATTTCTATTGCCGCAGAACATGTCGCCACCGAGGCGCTTGGCGGACGGCTCGATTGAGTACCGCTACACCGACAGCTTCGGCAAGCCTCACACGCTGACCGAGGATCAAATGGTGCACGTACGAGCCTTCGGCGTGGACCCGCTTTGCGGCCTGTCGCCGCTGGCCTACGGCCGGCAGGTGTTGGGCTCGGCCATGGCTGCTGATGAGTCGGCGGCCAAGATGTTCGCCAACGGCATGAAGCTGGGCGGCGTGCTATCCACCGACCAGATCCTGAAGCCAGAACAGCGAAAGGAAATCCGGGAGGACATGATCAAGCAGTTCTCCGGCGCGACTAATCACGGCAAGACCATGGTTCTTGAGGCGGGCATGAAGTACCAGCAGGTCTCCATGACGCCAGAAGACGCCCAAATGCTGCAGACCAGGGCGTTCAACGTCGAAGAGATTTGCCGCTGGTTCCGGGTGCCGCCGTGGATGGTCGGACACACGCAGAACTCCACCAGCTGGGGCACAGGCATGGAGCAGCAGATGATCGGCTTCCTGTCGTTCACCCTGCTCCCCTGGATCAAGCGCATCGAGATGTGTGCCAACCGACGCCTGCTGCGTCCTGATGAGCGACGCCGCTTCTACGTGAAGTTCAACCCGGAAGGGCTGCTTCGCATGGACAGCGCGGCGCGGGCGGCCTTCTACAGCTCGATGACGCAGAACGGGATCTACACCCGGGACGACTGCCGCCGCAAAGAGAACCTGCCTCCGCAGGGCGGCAACGCCGACAAGCTCACCGTGCAATCCAACATGCTGCCGATCGACAGGCTGGGCGAAGACCCCGGCGGTGCCAACCAGGCCAAGGCAGCGCTGCTCGACTGGCTCAACGACCAGCCAAGAGGTAACACCCCATGAGACACAAGGATCGATTGGCGGCGGTCAAGTACCGCTCTTTCGACTATGACGTGAAGGCTGTCGGCGACGACGGCCTTTTTTCTGGCTACGGCTCAGTGTTCGGCGTGGTCGACAGCTACAAAGAGGTCGTTGCGCCGGGCGCATTTCTCGAGTCGATCGAGGATACCAAGGCTAAGGGCCGGACTTTTCCTGTGCTTTGGCAGCACATGACCCGTGAGCCGATTGGCAGCTGGGACATTGAAAGCCTGAAGGAAGATGATCATGGCCTGTTTGGTGACGGTGAGCTGTGGCTGCCAGATGCGCCGTACGCCCGTATCGCCTTCCGAGGCATGCAGACAAGGTCGATCACTGGCCTTTCGATCGGCTACTACGTTCGAGAGTCGAGCTTCGACCAAAAGACCGGTATCCGGACCCTGACGAAACTCGACCTGATCGAGATATCGATCGTCACAGTGCCCGCCAACGACGAGGCCCGCACAGACACCATCAAGTCGAAGTTGGCCCACGGCGGCCTACCTTCGATGCCCGAATTTGAGTTGCTCCTGCGCGAGGCAGGCTTCTCGAAATCTCAGTCCACGGTGATTGCCAACCGCGGGCTGCAGCACCTGCTCCGGAGCGAGTCCGAGGGCGACCTGGCAGCAATCGAAATCGTCGAGGCGTTGAAATCGCGTCCGGCACTTTCTCTCCCATCGTTTTGAGGATTCATCATGCATAACGCCATGAGCAACCAGGCTCGCTCCGAACACCGCCAGTTCCAGCGCAAGGAGCACGCCGAAGACAAGCTGCAACTGAAGGCGGTCAACGACCTGCTCGACGAGCGCGACAAAGAGATCAAGGCATTCGCCGCCAAGGCCACTGAAGAGATCAAGTCGCACGGCACCATCTTGGCCGAAACCAAGACCATCCTCGATGGCCTGGTGAAAGACGGCTTGGGTCTGCAGGACCGCCTGCAGGAGATCGAGCAGAAGATGGCCCGCCGCTTCTCCGCCAATGACCCGGTCGACTTCAAGTCGGCTGGCGAGGAGCTGACCGAGTGCGATGACTTCAAGTCGCTGCAAACTCGTGGTCGCGGCATCGTTCGCGTAGGTCGCAAGGCCGTAACCAACATCACCAGTGCTACCACCGGCACCGGTGGCGTCGGCGTGGCTATCCAGCCGACCCGTGTTCCCGGCATTGTGGTGGGGCCAGAGCGTGAGTTCACCATTCGCGACCTGATCATGCCAGGCCGCACCGGCTCGAACGCGGTCGAGTTCGTGCAGGAAACTGGCTTCCAGAACATGGCCGCGCCCCAGGCGGGTGAGGGGGCCGCGAAGGCCCAGTCCGATCTGTCCTTTGGCCTGAAGACTACCAACGTCATCACCATCGCCCACTGGTTCCGGGCTTCCAAGCAGGTCCTCTCGGACATCCCGCTCCTGCAGAGCTACATCAACGGTCGCGCGATCTACGGCCTGAAGTACAAGGAAGAAGAGCAACTGCTCGCTGGCGACGGCACCGGCCAGAACCTGCTGGGCCTGATTCCCCAGGCCACCGCCTTCAACAACGCCCTGCGCAAAGCAGGCGACACCAAGATCGATACTCTGCGCCGCGCGATTCTGCAGGTCCGCATCGCCGAGTACCGCGCCTCGGCCATTGCCCTGAACCCGGTCGACTGGGCGGACATTGAGCTGACCAAGGATGCGAACGGCTCCTACATCTGGGTGAACGTCCAAGAAGGCGGCGTGCAGCGTCTGTGGAAGCTGCCGGTGGTGGACAGCAACGCAGTGCCAGAAGGCGAATTCCTGGTCGGTGCGATGAACATTGCGGCTCAGGTGTTCGACCGCGAGGAAGCGGCCGTCGAGGTTTCCACCGAGGACGGCGACAACTTCCGCACCAACATGGTCACCATCCGCGCCGAGGAACGCCTGGCCCTGGCGGTTTACCGCCCCGAGTCGTTCGTCCACGGCGAGTTCGAAGCCACCCCATAATCAGCTCAGGAGCACGCCCGGGAAACCGGGCGTGACTACACATGCCAGACGTCAAAGTGAAAACCATCAAGGGTTTCAACAACGGCGGCGCGTACGTCAAGCGCAACCAAGAAATCACCGTCGACGAGCTGCGTGCTCGCGATTTACTGCGTAATGGCCTGATCGAGGATTACGACGTGAAGAAAGCCCAGGAGCTCGATAACAAGAAGGCGCCGGAGCCGGCCAACAAAAGCGGCAAGGGAGCGGCCACCAAGCCCAAGGAGTGATCCATGTCCGTGATCGCCATCGATATCGCCATGCACCACCTGCTGGCCGAGCCTGACGACCAGGTGCTGGTCCAGGCTCAGCTCGATGCGGCGGAGGAGGCGGCGATGCAGTTTCTCAATCGGCGCTTCTACATGGACCAGGTGGCTTTCGATGAGGCCCGCGCCGGTGTACCAGCGTCCATGCAGCAAGCCAAGGAGGCGAACGCAGCCGCGGTCGCTGCAGCGGAGGCGGAGCAGGACCACGCGATGCGCTGCCGTTTGCTTGAGCACGCACGCAAGGCCCTGGCGGATGCCTACGATTTGGCGGATTCCATCGCCTACGGCATGGTTGTTAACCCCGCCATCCAGGCGGCTTGTCTGCTCAAGCTGGGCCACCTGTTCGCCAACCGAGAGGAAGTTGTCACCGGCACCATTGCCACCGAGTTGCCGCTGGCGTCCCAGCACCTGCTGATGCCTTATCGCATCCGGATGGGTGTGTGATGCAGGCGGGTAAGCTTCGCCACCGTCTCGACATTGAGGAAGAGATCGCTACGCGAGATCCCATCACTGGCGAGTATGGCGAACCTCAATGGGTGGTCCGCTGGCCGAGATGCCCCGCTCGGGTAGAACCGCTATCGGCTCGCGACTTGGTGGCAGCTCAGGCGGCTCAGTCCGAGGCTACAGCGCGCATTGTGATCCGATACCGTGCCGGCGTGCTGCCGACGATGCGGGCCATCTACCGAGGTCAAGTCCTCAGCTTTGAAGGGCCTCCCCTGGAAGACCCGGAGTCCGGACTGGAGTACCTGACCATCCTCGTTTCGAAAGGGGTGAAAGATGGCTGACAGTGTCGAGTTCAGCATCACCGGCTTGGATAGCCTGCTGGGGAAGCTGGAGTCGGTCAGCTATGACGTTCGCCGCAGGGGGGGCCGGGCAGCGCTGCGAAAGGCCGCTCAGGTGGTGATGCAGAAGGCCAAGGACGGCGCCGAGCGGATCGACGACAAGGAAACCGGCCGCTCGATTGCTGACAACATTGCCCTGCGCTGGAACGGAAAGCTGTTCAAGCAGACCGGCGACCTCGGCTTCCGGGTCGGTGTGCTGCACGGTGCCGTGCTCAAGGATGGCGGCGACCTAAGCCCGAACTCGCCAACGCCGCACTGGCGCTTGATCGAGTTTGGTACCGAGAAGATGGCTGCCGCTCCGTTCATGCGTCCGGCCCTGGTCAATAGCATCAGCGAGGTGACCAACACCTTCGTGACCGAGTACGAGAAAGCGATTGACCGCGCCATCCGGCGCGCTGCGAGGAGGGCAGCATCCTCATGACACCACCTATTTTTCAACTGTGCTCCCAGGCTGCCGCCGTCACGGCGCTGCTCGGCACCGGTGCCAATCTTCGGCTCTACTCGTTCGGCGAGGCTCCGCAGGATGTGGCCAAGCCGTACGCGGTATGGCAGCTGGTCAATGGCGAGCCAGAGAACTACTTGGCTGGCCGGCCCGATGCCGACAGCGTCACCCTGCAGATCGACGTATACGGTGTCACCGGCACCTCAGTGCGTCAGGTGCGCGATGCGATACGAGACGCCATTGAGCTGAGCGCCTACGTCACCCGCTGGGGCGGCGAGGGCCGCGACCCTACCACAAAGAATTATCGAGCCAGCTTCGACGTGGACTGGATTGTCCTCCGATAGCTGATCAATCCCCCAATAGCCCGCCCAGTGCGGGTTTTCTTTTGCCCGCAATTGGAGAAACCCATGGCGATTCTCGCTCAAGGCACCCAGATTTATGCCCTGGTGCCCAAGGTCGGCACCCCATCCCAGTTTGAAGTCATGGAAGTGGAGTGTGCGACCGCCTTCAACCCCGGCGGCAACCCTTCTGACCAAGTCGAGGTTACCTGCCTAAGCGACCGCGTTCGCAAGTACCTGCGCGGCCTACGCACCCCTGGCCAGGCGTCGCTTACCCTGAACGTCGACCCGCGTAACGCCTCTCACGTGCGCCTCCACCAAATCTCAGAAGATGACTCGATCGAGAGCATCCGCTGGGTTGTTGGCTGGTCGGACGGCACCGACATTGCCCCGACCGTAGGCGTTGCCGGTGCCCTGGCTGCAATCGAGTTGACCAATGGCGGTACAGGCTACACCTCGGCCCCGTCCGTCGCGTTCTCGGGGGGTGGGGGCACTGGCGCCGCCGCAACAGCGATCATCGAGGATGGCAAGGTGATCGGCTTCAACATCACCAATGCCGGCTCCGGCTACACCAGCGCGCCAAGCATCACGCTGACCGGTGGCGCAGGTTCCGGCGCGGCGGCCTCCGCAGTTCTGGGCGATGCAGATGATTTCGTCCTGCCCCCGACCCGCACCTGGTTCCTGTTCGACGGCTACGTGTCCGACTTCCCGTTCGACTTCGCGGCCAACGCGGCGGTTACCACAGCGGCCACCATCCAGCGTTCGGGCGGTTCTGCCTGGATCCGTAAAACCACCAGCGCGTGAGGCAAGTGATGAAGCTGACGCTCGATTCGTTGAAGAAAACCGGCTCGTTCACTGGCCGGCCCGTGGCAAAGGAAATCACTTGGCGTCAAGGCGACGAGACCTTTACCGCCACGGTGTATGTGCGCCCGTTGGGCTATCAGGCGGCGGTGAGCGATGTTCTGGCGGCTGGCGGGAAGCAAGACAACATTGCTGGCCGTATCGCCGCGGCCATCTGCGACGAGGATGGCAACACTGTCTTCACCGTGCTCGACATTACCCATGGCCCGCTGGACCCGGTGGAGTTGGCCAAAGACCCAGAAAGCACCAAGCGCTTGGGGGCCTTGGACGGCAACCTCACCGTCGCCCTGATGGTGGCGATCAATGAGGTGACCAACATGGGAAAGACACCGAACTCAGCGACCTCGACGAGTTCTGGCACGAGCTAGTCCTTTGCGGCATTGGGGGCAGGACCATCGCCGAGGCGAAAGAGCGGATCAGCATCCAGGAGTTTCGCTCCTGGATGAAGTACCGCAGCCGCCGCGGCTCCCTGCATCTTGGGATGCGCTTCGAGCGTGGCACGGCTCTGTTAGCCACGCTTTACGCGAACACCCACACAAAGGACGGCGGCTACACCGTTTACGACTTTATGCCTCACGAGTCCGCTCCAGCGCTGACTCTTGAGGAGGCCATGAAGACCTGGGCGTAGCCGAACTCTGAGCCAGCGATCAGCAGGAGACAGGCATGGCAAGTAAATCGCTGGGTACGCTGACCCTGGACTTGATCGCCAAGATTGGCGGTTTCACAGGCCCGCTTGACCAGGCCAGCCGTGAATCGCAAAAGCGCATGGCTGAGATCAAGAAGTCGGCTGAAAACCTCGGCAAAGGCATCGGTGCCGCCTTTGCCGCAGTGCCGGCCATCGTCGCTGGTCTGGTCACCAGCTCGGCCATGGCGGCGAAGGAAATCACCAATCTTTCGAACCTGGCAGGCCTCACCACCACCGAGTTCCAGCGCTACGCTGCCGGCGCTGCTTCAGTCGGAGTAGAACAGGACAAGCTGTCTGACATCTTCAAGGACACCAACGACAAGATCGGCGACTTTCTGGCCACTGGTGGCGGTGAGCTCAAGAACTTCTTCGAGACCGTCGCGCCAAAGGTCGGCGTGACCGCCGGGCAGTTCCGCAACCTGAACAGCGCCGACGCGCTGCAGCTGTACGTGACCAGCCTACAGAAGGCAAACGTGAGCCAGGCGCAAATGACCTTCTTCATGGAGGCGATCGCTGACGAAGCCACGGCCCTGGTGCCGCTGCTGGCTGATGGGGGCAAGAAGTTCAAGGAATACGGGGACGCCGCGCAGCAGGCCGGCATGATTCTGGACGAGCAGACCATCGGCGCTGCTCAGCAATTCAGTACAGAGCTGACAGTCATCGGCCAGTACGCCAATTCTGCAAAGACAGCCCTTGCGGCCGAGTTCATGCCGGTACTGGCCCAGCTCGCAAAAGACCTGGCCGGCACCACGAAGGAGGCCGGCGGGCTTCGGAACGTTGTTGGAGAGTTCGCCAACGATTTCATTGAGGTGACCGCCGTTACCGCCAGCTTGGCTGACGGCATCGGGCGGACCTTCAAGGTGGTGGCGGCCGGCATTGTGAGTGGTTTCTCCACCACCATGGCCTATCTGCAAAGCATCGGTGCAACGGCCAACACTTTGCTCGGTGCCGTGACATTCGGCGACATGTCGAAGGACTTCAAGGCCAACGCTGACAAACTGACAGCTGATGCCATTGACCATGCTCGAACAGCAAGCACCGTCATGGAGGAGGTTGCTGAGGCATTCAACAAGCCTTGGTCTGGAGACACGATCCGCGCCTATGTGAAGGAAGCCCGCAAGGCTGCCTCCGAGCTCCCCAAGATCGTTCCGCCTGGTGGGCAAGGCGCCGGTTTCGTCGGCCAAACGGACGAGCAGAAGGCAGCTCAGAAGGCGGCTGAAGCAGCAGCCAAAAAGCTGAATCAGTCCTTCGAGACCGCTGAGGAGAACCTGAAGCGGCAGATCACGCTGATCAATACCAGCACTGACGCCCGGAAAAACGCCACCGAGGTGGCAAAGCTGCAGTTCGAAATAGAATCCGGGAAGCTGGTCGGGATTAATGCCAAGCAGCAAGAGCGCCTGAACGGTTTAGCGGCTGAGCTTGACCGGTTGCAGCAGCTGAAGAAGGCGAACGAGGACGCCGCGAAGGCCCAGACGTTCGGCGATACGCTGTCTCAGGCGAACAGGACCGCGCGGGAAGGGTTCGACCTGGAGTTCGCGGGCGCGGGGAGCGGGGACAAGCTGAAGGAGCGGCTGAAGGCTGACTTGGCTATCCAGCAGGATTACCAGAGCCAGCTGGCGGATCTGCAGAAGCAGTACAACGGCGGTGATATCAGCGAGGAGCTGTATAAGCAGGAAACCGAACTTCTGCGCCAGGCGCTTGAAGAGCGCATGGAGATCCAGCAGGACTACTACGCCCAGCAGGATGAAGCGCAGCTGAACTGGATGGATGGTGTTTCCTCTGCGTGGGGAAACTACCTCGACCAGTCTCGCGATATTTCCGGGCAAACCCAGTCGATGTTTACGGATGCATTTTCGGGCATGAACGACGCGCTGTATGGCTTCGTTACCACCGGAAAGCTTTCGCTCGACGACCTGGCCGCAACATTTGCTCAGTCCGCACTTCGCATGTTGCTTCAATGGGGTACCGCCCAAGTAGCGATGGCTGCACTGAACGCCTTCACATCCACCGCAGCTATTCCGCTGGTGGGGCCGCTGGCTGCTCCTGCGGCTGCTGCGTCCGCGATGGGCGCAGCTGGCAGCTTCATGTCAACAATCAGCTCAGTCGCCGGTATGGCGCACGACGGTATCGATTCCATTCCAGAGGATGGCACCTGGTTCCTCCAGAAGGGCGAGCGGGTGACCACTGCCGAGACCAGCGCAAAGCTCGATCGTACTCTGGAAGACGTTCGCTCCAAGCAGAGCGGTGGCGGAACAGTCGTCAACATCATCGGTGATCGAAGCAAAGCCGGCACCGTTGAGCGTAGAACCAATCCCAACGGGCAGGAGGAGACTGATGTGTTTGTTGCTGACGTCTGGGGTGGGGGAGAGCGCTCCCAAGCCCTCGAAGCTGTCTATGGCTTGAAGCGAAATGCGAGTTGAGCAGAGGTGTTTATGAGTGCAGAAGAGACCCAATCCGGCCAGAGCGTTGAGGAGGGTTCAGATCAGACTATTCCGGAACCAACTGATGAGAAAGAGCAAGCCATTCAGCGACGGTTTGCCAGGATTGAGGAAGCGCTCGGCCTCAGCCCATTTACCTAATACTAGCCACAAGGAATACAGGGGTTGAGAAATGGCCGTTATTGATTACCCCAAGCAGCTGCCCACACCGCTGCAAGACGGTTATGGGCTTGATACCCAGGACCCTGTTTCACGTACGCCGATGGTTACCGGGCGCGTCAGAACTCGCATCAAGCACAGCTATGTGCCGCTGTATGTCGACGCAACCCTGATTTTCAACGGGAAGCAGAAGGCATTCTTTGAGGCTTGGTACACCCGTACCTTGAAAGAGGGTACCGAGTGGTTCAACTGTCCCCTGAAGATCGACGATGTGGTGCAGATGTACGAGGTCCGGTTTGCCAGAATCTACGAAGGCCCGAAGTTGGTCCAACTGTCATTCTGGCGGTACACGTTCCGGCTGATGCTGCGCAGGAAACCGTTGATTCCGGAAGGTTGGGAGCAGTTCCCTGAATACTGGTTCAACAATAACGTCATCGATGTGACGGCGAACAGGGAGTGGCCTGAAGTATGAGCCTTATCGAGGAGTGCTATGCCTCGGGCAGGGGCGAACTGGTGGACACTATCGAAGCCAGGAAGGAGGGCGGCACCGTCTCCCACCTGTACTGCTCGGGATGGGAGGACCGGGTGTGCACCACCGAGGACGGCCGCACGCTTACCTTCATCGCGATGGCCATGGACCTGGCCCTGCCCAAGAACGACAACAGCGCGTTCCAGAACCTGGTGCTCGGCCTGGACAACGTGACCGGAGAGGTGCAGGAGGTCGTGGAGGAGGCGAAGGCTGCCGAAGACCGATTCATCATCACCTTCCGGCGCTACCTGGCCGAAGACCTGTCGTTCCCGCAGGAGCGGTACCGCATGACGCTGCTCAGCCGGGAATATGAGGATGATGTCGCCAAGCTCACCGCCGGCTTCTTCGACCTGCTCAACACCAACGGTCTCCGCACCATCCTGACCACATCCTTGGCACCCGGCCTGAAGTACATCTGACCATGATTGAGAAACTCATGCGCGCCCCGTATCGCGAGGGTGCACGGGGGCCTATTGCCTTCGATTGCTGGGGGATGTGCCGGGCAATCCG